CTAAATTCCGAGCATGTCCAGAACCACCACTATTTCCTTGAGAAGGTGAAACAGGAGGAGTGTTTCCACTACCGCCGCCGCCGCCGGGAGCAGCTTGATTACCCGCTCCGCCGCCGCCACCAGAACCACCACTAAGAGCTCCGCCAGGCGACAATTGTTTACCTTTTCCGCCTTTTCCGCCACCAGTAGAAGTTATTGAAGAAAAACTTGAATTAGAACCTGAAACATTTTCTGCGCCACCGCCACCAACAGCAATAGGATACCCAGTTGCTGAAACAGGAAGGCCACCATCTGCTGGAGTAGTACCAGGATTATTTGTTCTAAAACCTCCTGCACCACCACCGCCACCGGCAAACTGACTTCCGCTAGCGCCACCGGCACCTCCTGCAACTACTAAATAATCAACAGTGCTAGATCCTGCGGCATTACCTACTGAGTTAACAGTAAATGTTCCAGGCCCAGTAAATACATGAGATTTAAAGTTTCCAGAAGTAGGGGTTGAGTTTCCACCTGAAGCCGTAGTAAATTGTGCATTAGAAGCGCAGTAAAAATCTCCTAAAGCAATTGCTCCAGAAGTAGGTACGTCTGTGTTATTAGATCCAACTAAAGGCCCACATCTATAATATTCACTAAGGGCATGTGGGGCACAACCACCAAATTCTCCAACTACTGTGCTAATTGCAATTGCTGTTCCAGGACCAGGGATTGTCATATTCTAACTCTTCTTTATATCATCAATTTGTTTTTGTAAATCCTTGATAGCTTCTATTAATACACCTACTACATTACCATAAGCAACTGATAAATATTCTTGTTTGTCATGAACAACTTGAGGTAAAACTTCTTGAATCTCTTGGGCTATTACTCCTGTTCCTTCTACACCATCTCGTGTAAAAGTAACTCCTCTCATCTTCATTACTTTATCTAAGCCATTTTCTATTGTTTTAATATTATCTTTTAATCTTTTATCGGAGAAAGCAGTTACATCATTGTTAAATACTGCTGCACCTGCCGCAGACATATCAATTGTTAAAGCTGTTATAACACCACCACCATCATTTCCTTTAATAATAAAGTCTTTATCTGAAACTTTAGTTTCAATAACAAAATCCGAAGAAGAATTTGATAGATTAGCTACGTGAGTACCATCGTCTTGAAATTGAATATCACCACCGTTTGCATCTATAATAAGATCGCCTTCTACATCTAAAGTTAAATCACCAGAGGATAAATCAATTTCTGTTCCATCTATTGTAATGTTATCAACTGTAACTCCTGCATCAGCATCAACAGCACCAAGAAAAGTTGCTTTTCCTGCATCTGACATATCTAAAGTCAATGCCGTTATTGCACCACCACCATCATTTCCTTTAACAACGAAATCTTTATCCGAAACCACAGTAGATATTACTAAATCACCACTATTTGCTGTTGTTAAATTTGCTACATCTATGTTAGCTAGCTTTACATCTATTTGATCATCTGTGCTTGCATGAAGTGTTGTATCTCCATCTTCGTCTAAAATTAATTCTTGACCGTTTAAATCTACAGCACCGCCCGCTAATAAACCTTTAGTAGCTCCAACTGTTCCCATTGTAGAAAACAAGTCAAACCAATTTGTTCCATCCGTTGCTACAAATCTTGTAGCTCCATTTTGAATTGAAATTGTATTTCCTGTTGCTCCTAAACGAGCCGTCATGGCATAAGGACCACTTGATGCTGAATCTGTTGTTGAGTTTCTAATTATATAAGTTTTTTGCGTTGCTGGAAACTGTGCTATTCGAATAGCAGAATGAGCTCCTGTAAGATCAATAAAAGCATTTCTTGCTTGATTGTTAGCTGCTGACTGAGGACCGTCTGTGTTAGTTAAAGTAGTAACAGCGCTATTACCGCAAGCTACAGCGACATAACCTGCAATAGAAAACTCTAAAGATTGTGAAAAATTGTTATTTGTAATAGTTCCCCAAGTTCCAGAATTTTCTCCTGTAGTCTGTAGTTCTATCCTTAAACTTGTTGAATATGTTGACGACATTTAATCTCCTGAACTAGTTTTATTATTTATTATAAAGTTTGTCAAAACTTTTATGCAGCTTTGGTCACTTCCGACCAACTAATTGCTGAGTTAGAGTCATCAACTTCGCTCCAGCCGATGACCGAAGGTGTTGATACGCTTATTGTAGCAGAAACTCCTGTTGGTGTAAAGATAGCATTTGCTGATATAGTAGGGTTTCCAGAAAGACTCGTAGCTATAACTCCTGTTAAAGCGTAAGAAGATACTTGCGTTGCTTGACCTACAGCCGATGTTGTTGCTTGCCCTGTTGGTGTAATATTTACTGAACCAACAAAACCTAAAGTACCTGTAGCAGCATCTAATTGTTCACCACTTAATGTAACTGTACTTGTTCCTGTTATAGTTGGTGCTCCAATAGCTGATGTGGAAGATTGCCCTGTTGGTGTGACATTTACTGAACCAACAAAACCTATTGCACCGATACTTGATGTCATTGCTTGACCTGCTGGTAATACAGTAGGACTAATTGCAACAGCTACAGTTCCAACACTTGCATCTAACTCAGGTTCACTAGCCGCTACAACTGTTATAGTTGCATCTGCTGTAATAGAGAAAGTACCAATAGAACTCGTTGCTTGAACGCCTGTTAGAAATATAGATGTACCTACTGTACCTACTGCTGTTGATGCTTGTTGTCCTGTTGGTGTTATAGAAACAGATCCTACAAAACCCATTGTTCCTGTGTTTGAAGTGGCTACAACGCCTGTTAAAGCATAAGGAGTATTTAATGTTCCCCATTCATTATTTCCCCAGCCAATAACTTCTCCCGTGTCACCGTTGAATGCTCTATTCCAACCACTCTGAGCTCCTGTATCTGTTGATGCCGCCCCTATAGCAGAAGTAGTTGCTAAACCAGTAGGGGTTACAGTTGCTGATCCAACAACAGACGTAACATCATTTGTATTTGATTGAAGTACAGGTAAAGTTGGAGCAGCTACAATTACTCCACCAGTAGCAACAGCCGTCCCTGTAAAAGATGTAGTATCTCCAGCACTTGTAAGCGTTACGCTGCAAGACCCCGTAATAGTTGGGGAAGTAGTTGATGAAGTAAGGCCGACACCCGTTGCTTCGACAGGAGCGAATTGATTCCACGCACCACTGCCCCAAGTTTCTCGACCCCATCCTTGGACAGAGGCCATGATTTATATTCCTATGCGATTCTTAAAATTGCAGCAGTTGCTTCAGCAGCAGGGAATGTAATTGTAAACGTTCCTGAAGTTGAAGTTTTTACACCACCAAAATCTAATACACACACAGATGCATTTGTAGTCAGACCTGTTACGGTTGAACTATTATAAATAACAGCGGCTTGCGCTGAAATAGTTGCACTTGTGAATGATAAGTCGGGTGAAAAATCACATACTGCCGTATCACCTGATAAAGCGGGTGTAACAGATGTTAATGCTCCGCCACCTTCAGCGTAAGTGCCTGATGCAGCTACTTCGTCAGTTTGTTGAAATACAGTTGTTGATTTTGATAATGTTGCTTCTGAGTCGTATAATGCTAGTTTAAAAGCGTTCCCTGTCGTAGCCGTAAAATTGTGTAGGCCTTTCAGGATCTCCACTTTAAAACTGTTGCATACAGCTTGAGTAATAGCCATAATAATCTCCTATGGGTTCCTTGATTCGAGAGGGATACGAATAACGCCGTCTCGATATTCATCTCTACGGTCACGCCCCATCTCATATGTTGCGAGAGCCTGTATCGATTGATTAAACATTTTATCATAGTATTGTATCATATCCGCTGGACCTTTCAAGTATCCAAGTGCTTGTAAAATACAACCATATAAAAGCACGTTTGGAGCATTTTGACTTAACCAAGTAGATGTTACACTACTAGATAAGCCCGTGGGCTCGTACGTGTATGCGAGCTCAAGTGTTTGAGCGACGTTTGGTGTCGGCGCTAAATAGTGCGTATCTTGGTCCCACATAGCATAATACTTAGGGGTTCCTTGATCCGTTCTATCAGGCCAGTATTCATTCATAAACGAAATATCTTTTTGAAGCAAGAAAGTTCTATCATTAGTAGCAGTTCCTCCTACATCGTCTATAATTTGAACAAATCTCGTCGCTTGCCAATCACTAGGCAAAGGTAAAAAAGCATTTCCAACTGTTAAAGTTGCTGTGTCATATTTCCTATAATAATTAAGATCTACTTGACGCATAATTTGATCTTCTATAGATTTAATAAAAGGAGCTATGATACTATCGGATAAAATATTAGTATCGGTTTCGGTATAATTTCTTACATTAGTATTTAAATCAGAATAATCTGTCATGATATACTTACTGTAACATTTCCAGTTCTAGATATCAATTGTGTTTTCTTATTAGGTTGCTGTACACTTAAAGGCATCATACTTTTTCGAGTTCCTACATAAGCTACTCCATTTGCATGATAAGCCGTAAAAGCTTCGTTTAATGTTTGAAAGCTATTAACAGCTTGTCCAAAACCACCTCCGGCCCATCTATCATCGGTTTTTGTCCATGTTTCTCCAGAAGCATTGTATGTACCTGGACTATCACCAACAAAAGCAGTTGAATTAGCTATTTGTGGTCTAGCATGCTGTAATGCTGTAAAATCATTAGGGTGATTTTTAGGATCTAATTGTGGTTGTTTTGGTTCAAATTCAGACACATGTACCCACGATCCTGTCCATTCTTGAACCATTTCATTATAAGGAAAAGCCATTCCTGATCTGTCAGAAATTCTAAGTGCAAATTTACCAGATGCGTATTTACCCATTTTATCTCCTAT